GATTCTTTTCCTCTTCGTCGAGGTCGGCGGCCGCTTCGTCGTCGGTGAGCGGGTTTCCGTCTTCGTCCACGTCGCCCGGCAGGGGGTTGCCGTTCACGTCAAGGTCGGCACTTGCGCCGGCCGTCTTGAGGGCTTCCGTACGTTCCAGCAGGCAGCGCTCAAAGATCGCCAGCTGTTCGGCCGTCATTTCGTCAGGGTTAAAGTTCAGGGCCTGAATATAGGCCTTCAGCTCTTCAGTCATGGTAAAAGTTCCTTTCTGTCTGAGTCTAGCGAGTACTTCCGCGCGGTTCCCGGCGTCTCCGCCAAGCTCCACAAAAGATCCTTCTTTCAGCTTCCAGCGTCGAGCGATAAGGACCGGGCCGATGAAAACCTGCCCGTTGGCTTCCGCGCTCTCCCCCGGTTTTACTTCTTCGATGTCGAAAGTCCAGAGGGAGTGGGTATGGATACTCCCTTCCCAGACTTTCCCAGCTTTTTTTTCTGCGATGACGTACCGGGCGGCGGGGGCGTCCAGGTTAAAAGTCCCGGCGGCGTGCAGGGACTTTCGCCCTTTGTCGTCGGTGACGATGTGCACTTCATCGATCGTCCCTACCTGTGCGTCTTCTGCGTGAGCGTAGCAGGCGGGGACCGGCAGGCCCGCAAGGTCCGCGCCGTCCAGGTCAAGCACCATCGGCAGGTCGTAACTGTCAATGTGCAGGACCGAGCCGGAATAAAGCGGTTCAAATTTAAATTTTTTTTCCATTCAGTCGTTCATCCCATAGTGCAAGGAGTGAAAAAGCGCGGAATTCAGCCTCTGCCGGTGATCGGCAAAAGTACCATTGGACGCGCGGAAAAAGGCACCGAAAAAGGAGGTACTGCGAGAAAAAATCGCGTGGATTTTCCAGCCTTCTCACCATCTGTCCCGGTGAGGTCTCCCCTCTTAAAAAAGTTTCGAGCCGGTCTTCCACGATGACGGCCGAAAACCGCATTTTGTCCATCCGTGAAAACTCCGTCAGGAATCTGCGCGTGTCCTGCGTCAGCGTGTTGATGAAGTCCTTCCTGCTTTTTCGTTCGAGGCAGCAGGCGCTTTCGTGACCTTCCAGCGTATAGTCGCCAGTCGACAAGTGCCGTTGGCTGAGCGTGTAGTCCGGAGCGTCAGGCGCGTACTTCTTCACGTCGCGAAAAGTCCACGATGACTTTTCACGCAAGTCTGCGAGGATCTCAAGCGTCATGTGCCAGTACCTCCTTCAGCGAGGCCTGCACGGCGTCCACGAACTTTGAAACCCCCTGCGCGTTTTCGTCTTCGAGGTCGTTGATAACGTCGCCGTAGTCGATACCAAGCTCAGCACACACCATGTTGTTTGAGTAGCACCCCATACGTTTGAGTACTTCCCACGCCTGCGCGTCTTTCTGAGGGTCAACAGACGGCGGTTTCTGGAATCGCCACTCCCGCGGGATCCGGTGAGCTTTTCCACCGACGGCATCGAGCACCCGGCGGGCGATCGGATCGTACGAGCTTTGGCACTCCATCCAGAGATTAAATTGGCGGTCAAGTATCTTTTTTGAAAGCTGAGCCTGCCAGTGCTGGATCCAGGACCAGTAATTTTGGCGGTCCCCTTTGTACGAGCTGTAGTTGTAGTTGGAAGTATCCCCCAGCATAACGCCTGTCGTGCTCCCCGCACCGGCCGCGATCGCGCGGTGGACCGCACGTTCGAAGTCGTCGTAGTTCGCCATCGGGAACTTCGGATCCGGTCCCACCGGCTCCATCCCCGGAGGGAGTATCTTATAAAGCCCCGGCTCCCCCCGCATATAGGCCCCGGCTATGGCACGCCCAAGCAGGCGTTCGATCGTCTCTTCCGGCGCTCCGTTTATCAGCTTCAAAAAGCCGGCACCTCCCCGCGCGGCCATTTCGGCAGCTGCCAGCGTGTACACGGTCCACTTTCGGGCGTCAGCCTGGAGCTGCAGCGTAGGCTGTAGGATCGGCAAGCCGCGCCGTTGTGCGATAAGCTCTCTATTGGCCATGGAGAGCATCTGTTCGGCGGGGACCTGAAAATAAGCGTACTCTTCGCCCAGATTGGGGTTCGTGTCGAGCCGGGCAACATAGTAAAGAACGGGATGTAGGCCGTCATAGACGATACCGTCGATTTCGTCCGGATCGGTCGCCCCGCCGTTCGGGTGAGCGATTCTTTTTGCTTCGATTTCCTGAAAATTTAAGCCCGTTTCGTCGATGTGCGGATCGTAGACGGCCTGTAGATACGCTTCGCCATCGTACATTAAGGCCCCAATTACGGCTTCCAGTTTGTCGAGGTTCTGCGTCTGTTCGGCCCAAAAGTAGAATTCCCATTCCAGGTGGTCGCGGTCTTCATCCGCTATCTGGACCGTGCTTTTTCGGTGTCGTCCAGGCGTGAGCTTCAGTTCCGGCCCGGTAGGTCCCACCACGTGCGTTTTGAACTTTCGCACTGCGTTCGAGATGTAGCCGGAGTTTAGGTACTCATGACGTGAGCGTCCGCGGATAAGTGCGCGCTCTTCGTCGGTCGCGGTCTGCTCCGAGTAGAGATCGTGAGCCTCCGCCCAGTGGGCGGCGTTGCGGGGCAGGTTAGACGCACTTTCAAGAAAAGCCGCCATGACTTCTCCTGCGAGCTTTGCGTCTTTCAGCTTCTTTCTGCGTGTAGAAAATGGCCAGATACCCATCGTGACCTCCTAAAAGCGCGTCGAGCCTGGACGAACTCCGGCTTCAAAACCCAGACCGAGTGCGCCAGATGTGGCTTTTTCGTTCTGGTAGCGGTCGAGTTCGATAAGGTCTTTGATGTTCGCGTTCGTGATCGTGCGCCCGCCCATCGAGACGGACTGCACGCCGGAGGCGGCGATTTGAAGTGCGCTCTGGATCGGTGAGGTTTCGGCGCTCTGTGCGCTTTCAGATACGGTATTTTCGGCGTTTTCCATTGTGTCCCCTTTCGGCTATATCCCCAATATATAGTACCTCCGGGGAATGTCAATGGCAGGTGGAAAAATAGCGTACTATGGGTGGTAAACGCTGGAAATTTTTATAAAATTTTCGGGTCGTTCCCGCTGTTTTCGTCTTTTTTTCGCGTTGGAAGGCGTTCTTCCGTGCGTGTGTGCATGTTGCACTTCATGCAGCGGGTGTACCTCCTGATCCGGCCGGCCGTCTGCCGTGTGGCATAGACCTTGACGATACCCCCGCACTCCGGGCATCGTCGCAAGCGTGCTTTTTTCGGTCTTTCTTCCCCCATGTTTCCCCCCTTCATCTAGCCCACTTTGTCCCAGTCCACGCCTCCGCTGAAAAGACGCTTCGGCGGGGCGTCGTGAACGTCCAGCCTTTGCCCCTGCATGGCGTTTGCCGCGATGGTGAGGCAGAAACAGTCCCACCAGTGGTTGTCCAGGCGTCCCGGTTTCATCTTCCATTTATCGAAAGTCAGCGTGCCTTCGCTTGCGGGCGTCGGGTACTCTGCCGTGAAGTGGTCGAAAAGCCCGGCGTGCATCCCGGCTCTTGCTCCGTGGATCGTGACCGAGCCGGGGGCACCGACGGGCGCGGTGAGACGCTCCACGGCGTAGCTCTTCACTTTGTTCGTCATGACCCAGACCGTACCGCACGGCTCAAGACGCTTTCCCTTCGCGTCCGTCTCCGGCCGGAGCAGGTAGGCAAATTGGCACCTTGCCTCAATGTCGCGCTTCCGCGATTCCCCCGCCGTGTTTCTTCCGCGTGAGGGAAGAAGTGGAAAAGCCGAGAATTTACCGTTCTTTTCGTACTGTCGGTAGGCGCGGGAAATGGCGGTCGTGATCGTCTCCCGGCTTTCCTCCCAGTTCGCGTCGATAAATCCGCGGTCTATCTGCATCACCCCGCCGTCTTCGCACTCCCAATCGCGCTCCATAAGCGCGGAAATTAAGGCGTTTACTGCGATATTGTGGCGTCCCTCCATACTTTGCGCCGGGTACAGATCGCGCAAGGGCTGAGGCGGCTTTACGGCTTTGAAGATGACGGAGTTCTGCTCCGGGATCGTGCCATAGGCCACGATGTGGCCGGAAAAACCGTCTCTCCACGCGGTCACAAGCCAGTACAAAAGCTCTTTCTGAACGTCGCACCCCAGCGTGAGGTACTTTGTACCGCGGGGTACCATCCCGGCGGGCAGGTCCTGCAAGACCTTTTGAGCCAGAATGTCTTCCGTCAAGCGGGTATCCGTCTGATCGGTGAGCGGTGAATTCTGGTACTCTGCGAAAAAACCGGCTTCGTTGAAAAGGTAAATGTCCATCATGTTCTGGATCCCGCTGATTTCGTGCGAGTCGAACATTTCGGGCCAGTCTACCTCTGCGCCCGCGTCCATCTTTTCGCGGTTCTGCCGGTAAAATTCCAGTGCCAGACTGTAGCCTTTGCGCCAGGCGTCCGGATCGTCGGGGTTTTCCGCCCAGGCGTCAGATGTGCCCTGTATCCACGCCTTTTTGTATTCCTGCCAGAGGTCGAGGTTCACCGGCATCTTCGGCATCGCTTTAAATATTCTGCCCTGGTAGTCAGGGAACTTTTGGCGGTCTGTGACCTGTGACATAAAGCAATGCGGATTCAATCGTGTGCCGGGGACCAGGACGGTGAACTTCCCGCCGCGGTTCTTCATCCCCTTGATTGTGCTTTGAAGGATCGTGAGGTCGCGCTGAACGTTCCGCGGATTGCGAGCGGTCGTGTCTTTCTGTATGTCGTCCAGAATTAGGAAGTCGGGTCTTTGGGAGTGGAATTTCTGCCCGCGCAAGCGTCCGCCGTACCCCATCGAGCGCAAGATCGCGCCCGCGGATTTCGAGCCGGGCACCATCGGGAAAACCAGCTGCCGGCTGGACCACTCAAAACGTAATTCCGCGCCGTCTGCGAGCATCCCCGCGGCGCGTTGGGGCTTCCCTTCCAGACGTCGGACGGGGAGGCACACTTCGGGAAAGTCTTCAAGAAGGAGGTCGTTGCTTTCAAGTTCGTACTTGATCGCTTCGTAACTGTCGCCCGCCGCGTCTTTCGAGGCTCCGGCAAGGATCGCGAAGCGGATGTGGCCGTACAAAAGCCCCCAGCACGTGACGCCCTCCGAGTGTGTGGTCTTCGCACCGCCACGGCTCATGCACCATGCGTAGGTTCCGCCGTCCAGAATAGCCTGCTGCATAAGGAGTGCCGCCGCGCGTTGGGACTTCGAGAAAGGCTTCGTGAAGACATTAGGGCGGTAGGTCTTGCAGAAAAGCAGATAGTCTCGCTCACACGCGGCCCGGCGCTCCGGATCGGCCGGAGCAGGGATCGGTCCGATGTCACGGCCAGCCGCGCTCTGCTCTGCTGATCGCGCGGCCATGTCGGCGCGGTGGGCTTCATACGCCAGCCGCTTTTCTTCGTCTGTGAGTTCCTTTTTCTTTCGCCCCATGTCCAAAAAAATAAATAAAGTGTGTCTAAAATTTTATGTGCTTCGGTGGCTGTTGTTTTCTCCGCGGGCCTAGGAAGGACCCGCGGGGGTTTGTTCGCCCTGCCGGTGTCTGCGTCAGCCGTTGGCGGCGGCCAGCTCCTGGAATTTTTGGACGGCTTCCGGGTGTTCAGACTTCCAGAGGTTCAGCGGATCGTCTGAAAAGTCCCAGACATGGTCCGTATATCCAACCATCCGCCAGAGTTCGCGCCGAGTCTTCTTTTTCGGCGCCAGCTCCTTGACGCTTTCCGTGAGCTTCAGCCGGCAATTCAGGCCCTCCCGTTCGGCGTTTTCGATGACTTCCAGCACGCCCGGCTCTCCTGCCATTTCGTGGGCGGTCTGCATTGTTCCCCACATTTCCCGGAGGTCTTTCCATCTGATCTTTTCCCACGCCGTCCGTTGCTTACGATGTTCGAGGTACTTTCCCCACGCGGTCTCGATCGCCGGGGTCCGGAGCGTCTCCGGCAGTGGATACGCCAGAGGCAGGACCAGCTGCGCGTCGTCGGTCGGTTCCGCGGTCCTGCGTGTCTCCGAGCGCGTCACGCTGCGAGCCACTGAACGCATTGAAGGAAGGAGTGAGTTTTTATTTTTATTTTTATTTATATTACATTCACTCTCTCCTTCTATCGTCCCAATTTCAGCCGTGATCGCGTGAATCACGCCGTGATTTCGTGCGTCACGGCGTGATTCTTCCTCCGTGCTTTCTTTTTTCCACTTCCGACGCGCTTTTTCGACTGCCGCCCGTGCGTACCGCTTCATCTCCGGCGTGACAGTCTCCGTGCCTGCCGCTTCGTCCTGAGACGCGCCAGCCCGCCGGCCGGTCTGCGTCGGAACGCCCTGCCCCTCCTGTGCTTCCCGCCCATGCAGGGAGTCCAGAGCAGCCGCCAGCAAGCCCGGCGCGTTTGGCGCGTCGGTCGGTATGGTGAGCCGAATTTCGGCCCCCGCCGTCTTCACTTGAATTTCGATGTTCATTCCGTCCTGATCCTCATTTGTTCGTCGAATCGCGCCCCCAGCGCGTCCACCCACCGGTCGACCAGAGCTTCGGCCTCTTTCGCCTGTCTCATGGTCTCCGGCTCTCTGCTTTTAAAGTAGGCACACTGCAAGGCCCGCATCCTTTTGACCGTGCGCCAAAAGACCGCGAGCCTTTCCGTGTCCGTGCGTTCTGCCGGCTGTGTCATTTCACCGCGTCCCCCGTCTGTGCTGAAAGCAGGTAGGGGTTCCCCGGCTGATCTTCATCGTCGGGCCAGACCACACTCAAGCCGGTTTCCCGGCCTCCCTGCGTCTGTCCCTGCTCCTGCTCCAAAAGGAAGGCGGGCGGTCCCACCTCCTCCACGATGTCGCCGGCGTGCATCTCCACCCACTCCCGGCTTTTAGAGATGTCCAGCGTGCGGTACGTAAGCCCAGTGTCCTTCGCTTCCTGCCGGGCGTCGTCGCGCTCTTTACGAGCTGTCGCCAGCTCCGCCCGCAGTCCGTGTGCATTCTGCGTTTCGATCGCCCAGGCGGCGCAAAAAAATACTGTGCAGAAAACCATTGGCCAGTTCACCATTCCCCACTCCATCATTTCACCACCTCCGCAAAAGCAAAAACTTTATTCCAAATTTCCACGGCAGCTTCTTCATCGCGGCCGTACACTCTGAATCTGTGATCGTGCCCGGCGCAATCGGCGACCCACCCTGTCTCAAGTGGGCTGTCGGGATCCATTTCGTAGACGGTCGGCTCTTCCCCGCATATCGGGCACGGCGCCACGAGTACTGGCTTCTGCCCGCCGTCAGCCGCCACGATATGTACCCAGGGATCGCTTTTCGCTTCACTTTCCTGCCTGAGACGGTGCGCAAGGGCTGTCTTCCACGAGTGGATGGCATTGTGCGGCGGATCGTGAAAGCCGGTCGTGTTGCCGCATTCCCTGCACGTGATCCGCGCCGTCCAGTTGTACCGGTTGACCTGCACGGTCGCGGTCCCGCCGCATCTGTCGCAAGGATAGAGCACTACCAGCTCTTCGATCTCCTCTTTCAGCCGTCGTGCTTTTTGGGAGCTTTCTTCCTTCCAGACTTCCAGGCATTCCGGGCAGTACCAGTCGCCGCGCACTTTCAGCCAGTCTGCCGATGTCCTTTCTGCATCGTCTTCCAGCTCCAGCTCTTCCAGGTAGACTCGGCTAACGAACTTTCCGCATCCGCCCGCGCAATATACTGTTTCAGCCCACGGCTTCGGGGCGTCCGTGCCCCCTTCTTCCGCTTCCAGGCGTGCCGGGGCTTCCGTCATGTCCTCAGGTTCCGGCTTTCTGCACACTTCCCGCTTTGCGTACGTCGTCGGCCGGATCTTTCCGTCCTTCCCGGTCCGGGTCTCCGGCAGGGTCAACTTTCCGGATCCGGAAAGTTCCCTCATGCACTCATAGACCACACTTTTTGACCTGTTCACCACGTGGGCTATCTCTTCCGGTCCCATTGCCGGATCGCGTGCCAAAAGAAGACCCACGGCCCGCGTCACGTCGGCACGGGTGAGCCTTGCGCCGTGGCGGGCGTTCGTTGTGATCGAGTCTTTCTGCGCGTCAAGCCAGCCGTAGCCGTCTTTCATGTGTGGCAAAAAAGGCTCTTTCGCGTTGATCTCTTCCAGTCCTGCACGCTTTGCGGCTTCGAGGCGGTGGTGGCCGTCGATGACCAGCCACCGGCCGTCTTCCTGCTTCCAGACCAGAATCGGGTCCCCATAGAGTGTCTGCTTTTCCCGGTACACGCTTTCCAGCGTCTGGATAAGGTCATTATCCAGACGGACGCGAGCCTGCATCTCCGGCAGTGTGTCGATGTTTTTCAGTTTGATTTTCATTTGTCCTTTG